GCCATGATGGCCACTCAAGGCTGGCAAGATTTGGTAGAAGATATCGAAAAGATAATATCGACAGTCAATCAAATTTCTGGCATTGACGGCGAAAAAGATTTACATTTTAAGAAGGGCGAGCTTTCGATACTAACTTGGCTGAAAACCTTGAAAGAGGTCAGCGAACGTGCTTACGAGGACTTGCAGAATGAAACGAATGTATGAATTTGTCTGCGAAAGTGGACAACGCATCGAACGGTTTACGTCTTATGAGGACAGAGCCGTTTCTTGCAATTGTGGCAAGCTGGCAAGCCGCGTGATATCTGCACCGGCCAGCAAGCTAGAAGGGTGGTCTGGACATTTTCCGACTGCGCACGCGCAGTTTGAAAAACGGCACCTAGATAAGCTAAAATCCGAGCAGAAGGCGAACAGATAAGCAGAAATGCCCTGTTTATTTTAATCCTGAGAACCAAAAGTGGCAGGAAAAGGACTTCGACATGTTGATTGATAAAGAACCTGAGTTGCCTAGCGAACTCGAAGCAGAAGAAGCAAAACTTTCCGATTTTTCGGAACCGAAACCGGAAGTTCCTGAACTACCGGATCGGTACAGGGGTAAGAGCATCGAAGACATTGTCAAGATGCACCAGGAGGCCGAGAAAGTTATTGGTCGCCAAGCCCAGGAAGTCGGTGAAGTGCGGAAACTGGCCGATGAGCTAATCAAGCAGAACCTTGGGGGTAAGTCTCAACCCGTCGAGAAGCAAGAACCTGAAGTAGACTTTTTTGAAGACCCGCAAAAGGCGATTCAAAAGACGGTCGAAACGCATCCTGACATCGTAGCGGCGCGTCAAGCGGCGCTTGAGTTCAGGCAGCTACAGACGCAGCAAAAGGTGGCACAAGCGCACCCTGATTACGCCCAAATCGGCGCTGATCCAGAGTTTGCGAATTGGGTGAAATCTTCGCCCGTTCGCATTTCGCTCTATGCCAAAGCTAATGCTGAGTATGACTTCGACGCGGCTAATGAATTGCTTTCCACGTACAAAGAGCTTCGCGGCGTCAAGCAGAAGCAGACTCAGCAGGTAGCCGATGCTGAGCGCAAGCAGACGATGAAAGCCGTGCAAGTGGATAGTGGGGGTACTGGCGAAAGTTCAAAACGTGTCTACCGTAGGGCAGACCTAATTCGGCTGAAAATGACCGACCCAGCCCGGTATGACATGCTGTCAGAAGAGATTATGGCGGCGTATCGTGAAGGACGGGTCAAATAAACTTTTGATCTTTAGGAGCAATAAACATGGCAAACACAGCATTTTCCCCAGCAAATAGCGTAACCGTCTCCAGCGCCGGTACTTTCGTACCAGAGATTTGGAGTGATGAGATTATCGCTTCGTACAAGAAGAACCTCGTCCTGGCCAATGTGGTCATGAAGATGAACTTCCGTGGCAAAAAAGGCGATACGATTCACATCCCAGCACCGACCCGTGGTTCGGCTAATGCTAAAGCAGCTACCGATGCAGTGACGCTGATCGCCGCAAGCGATACCGACGTCCAGGTAGCTATCAACAAGCACTACGAGTACAGCCGCCTGATCGAAGACATCGCTGAAGTTCAGGCGCTGAACTCGATGCGTCAGTTCTACACCCAAGACGCTGGCTATGCTCTGGCACGTCGCGTGGATACCGACCTGGTTCAACTGGGCCGCTATTTCAACGGCGCAACCGTCGGCACCGATGACTATGCTACTTCGGCATCGTCGACCAAAGCCTATATCGGTTCGGACGGCACCACGGCGTACAACTCGTCAACCTCGAATGCTGCTGCTCTGACCGACGCTGCAATCCGTCGCACGATCCAGCGTCTGGACGACAACGACACCCCAATGGATGGTCGTTTCTTCCTGATCCCGCCGTCGTCGCGTAACACCCTGATGGGTCTGGCACGCTACACCGAGCAGGCATTCGTTGGCGATGGCAATGCTATCCGTAATGGCGAAATCGGCAATCTGTACGGTATCCCAGTGTTCGTTTCGTCGAACGCTGACTTCGGCGCTGGTAGCAGCGGCACCGACCGTATCTGCCTGATGGGCCACCGTGACGCGATGGTTCTGGTTGAGCAACTGGGCGTTCGCACCCAGACTCAGTACAAGCAGGAATACCTCGGTACCCTGTTCACTGCTGACACGATCTATGGCGTGAAAGCACTGCGTACTGCTGCAACCACTGGCGCGGCTACGTCGTCGTCGGCATTTGCTCTGGCTGTTCCGGCCTAATTAAGCGCCCCGACCTTCGGGTCGGGGACTTTTAACTTGATTAGGAGAACACATCATGGCAACAGCATCTTCTGTAGTTACTCGCGCGGGTAACGACCAGTTTCGTGGCCTTTTTTCGGACACTTGGCTGGTAAGAGCCACGCTTAACCCTGGTTCGCTGGCTGATGGCGTCGGCGAAACTGATGACGTGACCGTTCCAGGCGTAGCTCTGGGCGACATGGTCATCGGCGCGTCGCTGGGCGTGGATTTGGTTGGCATTACCGTTACTGGCTATGTCAGCGCGGCTAATACCGTCAAATTCCGTATCCAGAACGAGTCAGGCTCAACCGTTGACCTGGCTTCTTCGACGCTGCGTATCGTTGTGGCCCGTTCGCTGGCCTAATAATCAGGGGCTTCGGCCCCTGATTTGATTTGGAGTCTTTATGCCTGCTACTTTTCGTTGCCTTCAAAGTGGTCAAACTGTCACGTTTACGCTTCAACACGACATTGATAGCATGAGAGGCCACGCAGGCTATGTTCGGGTAGACGACAATGGCGACACTGAACCATCGTCTAGCGATGCAATCCGTACTGATACGGCTTTTAGCGCGCCAGTGCCGCAAAAGCGTCCAGGCCGACCAAGGAAGCAAGCAAATGTCTG